AGTGAAATACCTCCCTTTTGTGGATTTATCTGTTTGTCGACTTTTTGTGTTGGTGGTGAGTGTTGTGCAGCCTGAGCTTCCTGATAGTCGTGATTGGTGTGGGGAGACGCGTCGTTGGTGGCGTGTGTGGGGTGAGGATCCGCGTGCCGGGTTTGTGTCTGATGAGGAGTGGCTGTTTCTCATGGATGCTGCGGTGATTCATGATGTGGTGTGGCGTGAGGGTCGCGCGGATTTGGTGGCTTCTTTGCGTGCTCATGTGAAGGCGTTTATGGGCATGTTGGATCGGTATTCGGTTGATGTGGTGTCTGGTGGCCGTGGTGGGGGTTCTGCGGTGGCGATGATTGACCGGTATAGGAAGCGCAAGGGGGCCTGATTAGGTGTCTGGTGTTGTTGGGTCTCAGGTTCCTCGTCATCGTGTGGCTGCGGCGTATTCGGTGTCTGCTGGTGGTGATGCTGGGGAGTTGGGTCGTGCGTATGGGTTGACGCCTGATCCGTGGCAGCAGCAGGTGTTGGATGATTGGCTTGCTGTCGGTGGTAATGGCAGGCTTGCTTCGGGTGTGTGTGGGGTGTTTGTGCCTCGCCAGAATGGCAAGAATGCGATTTTGGAGATTGTTGAGTTGTTTAAGGCGACTATTCAGGGTCGCCGTATTTTGCATACGGCTCACGAGTTGAAGTCGGCTCGTAAGGCGTTTATGAGGTTGAGGTCGTTTTTTGAGAATGAGCGGCAGTTTCCTGACTTGTATCGTATGGTGAAGTCGATTCGTGCAACGAATGGTCAGGAGGCTATTGTGTTGCATCATCCGGATTGTGCCACGTTTGAGCGTAAGTGTGGTTGTCCGGGTTGGGGTTCGGTGGAGTTTGTGGCCCGTTCTCGGGGTTCGGCTCGCGGGTTTACTGTTGATGATTTGGTGTGTGATGAGGCTCAGGAGTTGTCGGATGAGCAGTTGGAGGCTTTGCTTCCTACGGTGTCTGCGGCTCCTTCGGGTGATCCGCAGCAGATTTTTTTGGGCACCCCGCCGGGGCCGATAGCGGATGGTAGCGTGGTGTTGCGTCTTCGCGGGCAGGCTTTGTCGGGTGGTAGGCGGATTGCGTGGACGGAGTTTTCGATTCCTGACGAGTCGAACCCGGACGATTTAGCTAGACAATGGCGGAAATTGGCTGGTGACACGAATCCGGCGTTGGGTCGTCGTCTGAATTTTGGGACTGTGTCGGATGAGCATGAGTCGATGTCTGCTGCCGGGTTTGCTCGGGAGCGGCTTGGCTGGTGGGATCGTGGACAGTCTGCCGCGTCTGTGATACCGGCCGATAAGTGGGCTCAGTCTGCGGTTGATGATGTTGAGCTTTCTGGTGGGAAGGTGTTTGGGGTTTCGTTTTCGCGGTCTGGGAATAGGGTTGCTTTGGCTGGTGCTGGCAGGACTGATGCTGGTGTTCATGTTGAGGTTATTGATGGCCTGTCGGGGACGATTGTGGATGGTGTAGGCCAGCTGGCTGATTGGCTGGCGTTGCGTTGGGGTGACGCGGAAAAGATTATGGTTGCCGGTTCGGGTGCTGTGCTTTTGCAGAAGGCTTTAAGTGATCGTGGTGTTCCAGGTCGGGGTGTTGTGGTTGCCGATACTGGGGTGTATGTGGAGGCGTGTCAAGCCTTTCTGGAAGGTGTCAGGTCTGGTGTTGTGTCTCACCCTAGGGCTGATTCTCGCCGTGACATGTTGGATATTGCTGTGAGGTCGGCGGTTCAGAAGCGTAAGGGTTCGGCTTGGGGCTGGGGCTCGACGTTTAAGGATGGTTCTGAGGTTCCTTTGGAGGCTGTGTCGCTGGCGTATCTTGGTGCGAAAACAGTTAAAGTGAAGCGGCGTGAACGGTCTGGTAGGAAGCGGGTGTCTGTGGTATGAACGTGGACGAGTTGGCTCTGATTGAGGGCATGTACGATCGTATCCAAAGGTTGTCTTCGTGGCATTGCCGTATTGAGGGCTACTATGAGGGCTCGAGCCGGGTGCGTGATTTGGGGGTGGCTATTCCTCCGGAGTTGCAGCGTGTGCAGACTGTGGTGTCGTGGCCTGGTATAGCTGTGGATGCTTTGGAGGAGCGTCTGGATTGGCTTGGCTGGACTAATGGTGACGGCTACGGCCTGGATGGTGTGTATGCTGCGAATCGGCTTGCTACGACTTCGTGTGATGTGCATTTGGATGCGCTGATTTTTGGGTTGTCGTTTGTGGCTATCATTCCTGGCGGTGATGGCACTGTTTCTGTTCGTCCGCAGTCACCAAAGAATTGTACGGGCAAGTTTTCTGCCGATGGGTCTCGTTTGGATGCTGGCCTGGTGGTGCAGCAGACGTGTGATCCTGAGGTTGTTGAGGCTGAGCTTTTGCTTCCTGATGTGATTGTTCAGGTTGAGCGGCGGGGCTCGCGTGAGTGGGTCGAGATGGGCCGTATCGTGAATGTGCTTGGTGCGGTTCCTTTGGTGCCTATTGTGAATCGTCGCCGTACGTCTAGGATTGATGGCCGTTCGGAGATTACGAGGTCTATTAGGGCTTACACTGATGAGGCTGTGCGCACACTGTTGGGGCAGTCGGTGAATCGTGATTTTTATGCGTATCCTCAGCGTTGGGTGACTGGCGTGAGTGCGGATGAGTTTTCGCAGCCTGGCTGGGTGTTGTCGATGGCTTCTGTGTGGGCTGTGGATAAGGATGATGACGGTGATACCCCGAATGTGGGGTCGTTTCCTGTCAATTCGCCTACACCGTATTCGGATCAGATGCGGCTGTTGGCGCAGTTGACTGCGGGTGAGGCGGCTGTTCCGGAACGCTATTTCGGGTTTATCACGTCTAACCCACCTAGTGGGGAGGCTTTGGCTGCCGAGGAATCTCGGCTTGTGAAGCGTGCTGAGCGGCGTCAAACGTCGTTTGGTCAGGGCTGGCTGTCGGTTGGTTTTTTAGCTGCCAAGGCGTTGGATTCTCGTGTTGATGAGGCCGCGTTTTTTGGTGATGTTGGTTTGCGTTGGCGTGATGCTTCGACGCCTACCCGGGCGGCTACGGCTGATGCTGTGACGAAGCTTGTTGGTGCCGGTATTTTGCCTGCTGATTCTCGTACGGTGTTGGAGATGTTGGGGCTTGATGATGTGCAGGTTGAGGCTGTGATGCGTCATCGTGCTGAGTCGTCTGACCCGTTGGCGGCACTGGCTGGGGCTATATCGCGTCAAACTAACGAGGTATGATAGGCGATGGCTTCGGGGGTTGAGGCGAGGCTTGCTGCGACTGAGTATCAGCGTGAGGCGGTCAGGTTTGCTGGGAAGTATGCGGGCTATTATTTTGAGCTTGGTCGTTTGTGGCGTGCCGGCAGGATGAGTGACACGCAGTATGTGCGTTTGTGTGTGGAGTTGGAGCGTGCCGGCCATGATGGTTCGGCATCGTTGGCTGCCAGGTTTGTGTCGGATTTTCGCCGGTTGAATGATGTTGATCCTGGTTTGATTGTGTATGACGAGTTTGATGCTGCGGCGGCTTTGGCTCGATCGATTTCAACCACGAAGATTCTTAAGATCGACCCAGATAGGGCGAATGACACGATTGATGCGATGGCTGCGGGTTTTGATCGGGCTGTTATGAATGCTGGTCGTGACACGGTTGAGTGGTCTGCGGGTGCGCAGGGTAGGTCGTGGCGTCGGGTGACTGATGGTGATCCGTGTGCTTTTTGTGCCATGTTGGCTACGAGATCGGATTATACGACTAAGGAAAGGGCACTCACCACGGGCCATACGAGTAGGCATAAGCGGGGTAATAAACGGCCGCTTGGCTCCAGGTATCATGATCATTGTGGGTGTACGGTGGTTGAGGTTGTTGGCCCTTGGGAACCAAATAGGGCTGATGCCGAGTATCAGAGGACGTATGAGAAGGCTCGTGAGTGGGTTGATGATCATGGTTTGTCGCAGTCGCCTAGCAATATTTTGAAGGCTATGCGTACTGTTGGCGATATGAGATGATTGATATGGTTTCCGGTTGTGCACTGCCGGTTATCGGTGTACGGGTTGTCTCCCGCACGGGGGTCAGCAAGTTAGTGTTGTTTTCCGCAAGGAGTGTAAGGTTAGGCTATGGCCGATCAGAGTGTTGAGGAACAAAACGTCGACAAAGTAGAAGAGGTTCCCGAAAAGGGTGATGTTGTTGACGTGGTAAAGGATGATCAAAGCGGGCAGACAGGCGATCAGTCGAAGCATGATGGTGGCGATAAGCCGTCTGGGACTGATTGGAAGGCTGAGGCTCGTAAGTGGGAGTCTCGTGCTAAAAGTAATTTCGCCGAGTTGGAGAAGCTTCGTACATCGAGTGACGATTCTGGATCTACTATTGATGAGCTTCGCCGCAAGAATGAGGAACTCGAAGACAGGATCAACGGGTTTGTTCTTGAGGGTGTGAAGCGCGAGGTGGCTTCAGAGTATGGTTTGTCCAGTGATGCGATCGCTTTCTTGTCGGGTGACGATAAGGGGTCGCTTGCCGAGTCTGCGAAAGCTTTGAAGGGTTTGATCGACCATAGTGGTAATGGTGGCGCGGGTGTGCGCCGTCTTGCGGGGAGTGCCCCCGTTGATGATGTTAAACGACGTGAGGGTGTCGCGTTTGTGGATGCTCTTGTCAATAATTCTAGGAGATGATTTGTGATGGCTGACGATTTTCTTTCTGCAGGTAAGCTTGAGCTTCCTGGTTCTATGATTGGTGCGGTTCGTGACCGTGCTATCGATTCTGGTGTTTTGGCGAAGCTTTCGCCGGAGCAGCCGACTATTTTTGGCCCTGTTAAGGGTGCCGTGTTTAGTGGTGTTCCTCGCGCTAAGATTGTTGGTGAGGGCGAGGTTAAGCCTTCCGCGTCTGTTGATGTTTCGGCGTTTACTGCGCAGCCTATCAAGGTTGTGACTCAGCAGCGTGTCTCGGACGAGTTTATGTGGGCTGATGCTGATTATCGTCTGGGGGTTTTGCAGGATCTGATTTCCCCGGCTCTTGGTGCTTCGATTGGTCGCGCCGTGGATCTGATTGCTTTCCATGGTATTGATCCTGCCACTGGGAAGCCTGCTGCGGCTGTCAAGTCTTCGCTGGATAAGACGAAGCATATTGTTGATGCCACGGATTCTGCTACGACCGATCTGGTCAAGGCTGTCGGTCTTATCGCTGGGGCCGGTTTGCAGGTTCCTAACGGTGTTGCTTTGGATCCCGCGTTCTCGTTTGCCCTGTCTACTGAGGTGTATCCGAAGGGGTCTCCGCTTGCCGGTCAGCCGATGTATCCTGCCGCCGGTTTTGCCGGTTTGGATAATTGGCGTGGCTTGAATGTTGGTGCTTCTTCGACTGTTTCTGGCGCCCCGGAGATGTCGCCTGCCTCTGGTGCTAAGGCTATTGTGGGTGATTTCTCTCGTGTTCATTGGGGTTTCCAGCGTAACTTCCCGATCGAGCTTATCGAGTATGGCGACCCGGATCAGACTGGGCGTGACCTGAAGGGCCATAATGAGGTTATGGTTCGTGCTGAGGCTGTGCTGTATGTGGCTATCGAGTCGCTTGATTCGTTTGCTGTTGTGAAGGAGAAGGCTGCCCCGAAGCCTAATCCGCCGGCCGAGAACTGATTTATTGTTGCGGTGATGTGTCAATGTGCAGGGGGTGGTGTTGATGGGTATCATTTTGAAGCCTGAGGATATTGAGCCTTTCGCCGATATTCCTAGAGAGAAGCTTGAGGCGATGATCGCCGATGTGGAGGCTGTGGCTATCAGTGTCGCCCCCTGTATCGCTAAACCGGATTTCAAATACAAGGATGCCGCTAAGGCTATTCTGCGCAGGGCTTTGCTGCGCTGGAATGATACTGGCGTGTCGGGTCAGGTGCAGTACGAGTCTGCGGGTCCTTTCGCTCAGACTACACGGTCTAATACTCCCACGAATTTGTTGTGGCCTTCCGAGATTGCCGCGTTGAAGAAGTTGTGCGACGAGAGTGGTGGCGCTGGTAAAGCGTTCACGATCACACCCACCATTAATAGTAGATATGCACATTCTGAGGTGTGTTCCACGGTGTGGGGTGAGGGTTGCTCGTGCGGGTCGAATATTAACGGCTACGCTGGCCCTTTGTGGGAGATATGATATGACCAGTTTTCCTTATGGTGAAACGGTTGTGATGCTTCAGCCGACTGTTCGTGTCGATGATCTTGGTGACAAGGTTGAGGATTGGGGGCATCCTGTAGAAACCGTGTACCATAACGTGGCCATCTATGCTTCCGTTTCGCAGGAGGAGGAGGCCGCTGGGCGTGACTCTGACTATGAGCATTGGTCGATGCTTTTCAAGCAGTCTGTTGTGGGTGCTGATTATCGTTGCAGGTGGCGTATTCGGGGTGTTGTGTGGGAGGCTGACGGGTCTCCTATCGTGTGGCATCACCCCATGTCCGGTTGGGATGCTGGTACGCAGATCAATGTGAAACGTAAGAAGGGCTGATAGGTAGTGGCTCAGGATGTGAATGTGAAGCTGAACTTGCCGGGTATTCGTGAGGTGTTGAAGTCTCCTGGGGTGCAGGCTATGTTGGCTGAGCGTGGCGAGCGTGTCAAGCGTGCGGCCTCGGCGAATGTGGGCGGTAACGCTTTCGATAAGGCCCAGTATCGTGGCGGATTATCGTCGGAGGTGCAGGTTCACCGTGTTGAGGCTGTCGCTCGTATAGGCACCACATATAAGGGTGGGAAGCGTATTGAGGCGAAGCATGGCACGCTGGCTCGTTCGATTGGGGCTGCGTCG